ATCACCCGCGTCTGGGCGCGGCACGACTTCAAGGGCCACTCGATGTACAACGAGTTGCACGGCCTGAAGCGGGCGGCGATGACCGACGAACACGCCGACATCTACGCCGCGTTCCACCGGCACACGTTTGGCACCGGCCAAGGCGAGTTTGCTGGCGGGCGACGCTACACGCTGGTGCGCGCCAAGGGCTACAAGGAGAGCGACGACTACGCACTCAAGGGCCAGTTCGCAGAACAGCGCAGCGGGCAGTCAGTGGTCACGGTCATCACGCCGCGCGACGGCGCTGCCCCGGCGGTCAGCGTGTTCGAGGACGTGCAAGAAGGCGCGGCCTTCCTGACGTACAAGCGCAGAAAGGCTGGTCTATGATCGACCTCTTGTGGTATTACACCTTCCGGTACGGAAAACGCATGGGCGCTACGCAATGAGCATTGTCCTTAATCCCCGGTCTATCTCGCGCCTTACGGACGTGCATCCGGATTTAGTGCGCGTTGTCCACCGCGCCGCTGCCCTGTCCAGTCTGGATTTCACCGTGCTGGAGGGGTGGCGCAACCTAGACCGGCAGAAGCAGTTGCTGGCGCAAAAGGCCACTAAAACGCTCAATTCGCGCCACCTGACCGGGCATGCTGTCGATCTGGCACCGATGATAGGTGGCAGCGTGTCGTGGGATTGGCCGCTGTACCACCGGCTGGCCAAGGTGGTGAAGGCCGCTGCGGCGCATGAAAACGTCCCCATCACTTGGGGCGGTGATTGGAAGACCTTCAAAGACGGCCCGCACTGGGAACTGCCGTGGAAGCAATACCCGTTAGGAGAGTGACATGAACATGATTTCTTGGATTTTGAACCGCCTGAAAGAACCTAGCACCTACGCCGGTGTCGCCAGCCTCGCGCTGGCGCTGGGCCTGACCGACGTGCAGTGGGAAGCGATCTCCGCTGCGGTTGCCGGTCTGGCTGGTCTGGCTGCCATGTTCTTGATGGAAAAGCCGAAGGCGTGATCAGGTTTCTGACGCTCTTGCTGTCGCTGCTTGACCGCGTTTTTACCGAATGGGGAAACGCCAAGCTACGGACGCAAGGGCGTCAGGACGCGCAGGAGCAGCTTGATGCAAATGTTGCCAAGGCAGAGGTCGCTATGGACGCTGACGACCCTGCTCGTCTTGACCGGCTGCGTAACCGATTCGACCGCGCTCGTCGGTGATTACTGCCGCATCGCCAAACCTATTGGTTATGACAGTCGGGCCGACACCGCTGAGACGGTGAAGGAAATTGAAGCACACAATTCTAAGTGGGCTTGCGTGTGCGATAGGGATTGCCCAAAGTAGTTACACCCCGATGTAATCCAGCAGTCGCTTCACTGCCTTGATGTCCTCTGCGTAGGTCTTCGCATCGTCCGGATGGACGTAACGCTGTGCGGAAATTTGTTCCAAAATAGACAGCGTCTCCTCAAGCCACGCGCGGGCGATACCGTCCAGCGTCTCTGCGTCGATTTCAATCATCATTGGTTTTCTCCTGTTTGTGCCAGACTGTCCCGCCAGCACTTCAAATACCAGATAGCCTTGCTGATCTCCTGCACCGTGGCGTCCTTATGCCCGGCACGGCTCAGATACTTCAGCGCGTTGCCGCGGCAGTAGCCGGCAAACTCCTCCGGCGATAGCTTGGCCTGGAGGTAATCAATCGTCTCGATGCCGCCGACCTTGTAGTGGTCGGGGTTGACTGCGTCCGTCATGCGCCCAGCCTCGCCATCAATTCGGCACGTTCCCGCGCGTTACGCAGCATGGCGTACCGCTGGTGCAGGCGGCGCACGATCCCGATGCGGCGGCGTGTTGCCATCTCGTCGTCCAGCAGGCGCTTGACCTCGTCCTCTGACATGGACGTGAGCGTCGCGGCCAGCGACCGCCAATCAACCTTGTTCATTCTTGAGTTCCTCCATTGCGATGTCTGACACGGCACGCTTTTCGTGAAGGGCCGCCCAGATGCGTTCGTCAATTGTTTTTTCGGTAATCATCACATAGACCCACACCGCGTGGGGCTGACCGCCGCGGTGCAGGCGTCCGACCGTCTGCTCGTACAGTTCCAGCGACCACGGCAGCGACACGAACACCATGTGGCAACCGCCGTGCTGAAGGTTTAGGCCGTGGCCGGCGGACTTGGGATGGATCAGCAGCAGTTCGACCTTGCCCGCGTTCCACCGTTCGATCACGTCCTTGTCTTCGATGGTCTGGGCGTGCGGGAAGCGCCGGCGCAGTTCGGTTAGTTCCTCTTGGTAGTTGTACACCACGATGGTGTTGGCGCGCTGGTTCTCGTCTAGCAGTTCCGCCAGCCGGTCAAACTTGTGGGTGCTGAACCAATGCACTGGCAGCGGCCCCTCGCGGTTGTAGACGAAGCCTGACGCCATCTGTTGCAGCTTGGTCGTCACCGACGCAGCGTTCTGGGCGATGACGCGGTCGTCGCCAAACTTGACGACGTAGTCGCGCTTCATCTTCTCGTATGGCCCGCGATCCGCAAGGTTGACCCGCGTCTCAACGACATGACACGGCGGCAGCTTGTCCTTGTAGTCGCCTGGATCAAGCACGAACGTCGCCGGCTTGATTCGTTCCATCACCTGTTCCAGCGCGCCGGGTGCCGGCGTCCACTGGCCGAAGTCGCGGTTGACGCAGTGGAAGTACTGCTGGAGGAACGCGCCCTTGGCGCGGCCCAGCAAGCCTTGGTTGATGATCTTGCACTGACCGAACACATCCTCAAGGCCGTTCGACGTGAACGACCCGGTCAGACCCCAGCGCACCGGCGTTTTAGAAAGCATTTTTTCCAGTTCCTTATAGCGTTTTCCTGACGGGTTCTTTAGCCGCGTCAGTTCGTCAAACACGATATGCGTAAAACCTATATCACCTAAAACGGCGTTATTGCGTTCGCACACGCCGCACAGCCATTGAAGATTTTCATAGTTTATAACTACGGTATCTACACCCGTGTAAGCTGGGCCATGCTCTATCACAGCCCGCCGCGCTTTTTCATCTCCTACGGCTACACCTATCCGTAGCCACGGCCCCCACTTGGGTGCCTCGACCGGCCACACGTCCGTACAGACGCGCTTAGGAGCAACAACAAGCCATCTGCCATTGCCCATATGCCCATCTTTCATCAGCGCGGCCATAGCTGTCAGCGTAATCGCGGTCTTGCCAGCGCCCACCGGCGCCAGGATCATCGCCCGGTCGCGCTCGTACAGAAAGTCGGCGGCGTCATCCTGGTAGGGGCGCAGTCTCAAGGCCATGCGTTCACGTCCTCTTTCGACCACAGCACGGCGTAGTGCTGACCCGTTGCCGCCATCTGTTCGGCAAATATCTCTTGCAGCGGCGACAGCCGCCCGCCGGGCTTCTTCAGTTCCACAAACCACGTCTGGCCGTTCGGCAGACAGGCAATGCGGTCAGCCACGCCCCGCTGCGTCACGCTGCGGAACTTGTAGCTGTACCCGCCCAGCGCCTTCACGCGCTTCACGAAGTGCGCTTCGATTTCTTTCTCGGTCATGGCGTCACCCTATGGGTGCAAACATTCTGTTGCAAGGGCCAAGCAAAAAGAAACCCCCGGCGCAGTGAGGCACGCCGGGGGTTTCACAATCAACCGCGCTGGTTTGGGGTGCGCCGTTGACCGATGTCTATCACCTTACCGGGGGGAGTATCAATGTTTTCCACCATCCGGCGGAGGTCGGATTTCGAATAAGCCCGCGCAATCTCCGGTGCTGCGAAGATATGTCGCTTGGTGGTGAAGTCAGACGACGCCAGCCGCCCGCAGTCCAGCCAGCCGGCTTCCTTCAGCGCGTGCAGCAGCGCCGCCTGCGGCACCTTCACGCCCGCCGGAACCTTGCTGTCGGCGACCAAGAAGTCGCACAACTTGTGGAACGGCCCGCCGATGACGCCCAGCGAGAACGGCCCGACGCGCAGGCGCATCATGTCAACCAGGTAGCTCTCGGCTACACTCATGCCCTGCTCGACCATGTTCAACTTCCACTCGGTCACCGGTGGCGCCGCGGCAGCGCCGAACGCCGACACATCGCGCAAGTGCAGCCAAGCTGCGATCTTCTCATAGCCGCCGGCCTTGTACCAATCCCACAGCGCGTCTGCCTCTGGCTTGGTCATCCGCGGTGCGCGTGACCACACGCAGAACCAGCGGCGATCCTGCGTCGGCAGCGTGATCGGCAGCGGGTCGTTCGTGAACGCCACCACCTGAACCCGGTTCAGCATCTCGTAGGGGTGCAAGCCCTTGCGGTTGATCAGCAACGTCTCTGGCGGCGCGGCAATGATCGGCTTCAGTTTGTTGGCCAGCGCCCGGCGCTCCTTCGCCTCCGGTTCGCGCAGTTCGTTCAGGATCAGAACTTCAGCCTCTAGGTTGTACCCCCACTGGCTGTTGATCTCGCCCGTCTCAATGATCGAACGGTTGTGCTGGTGCTTGCCGCCGATGGCCCACAGGAACGGCGCCCACATGGTGTCCGTGCCGCTGCCTTCGTCGCCGCCGTGCAGCACCGCGTGGTTGATCTTCACGTTCGGATGCTGAACCTTGTATGCCATAACATCCAAGATATGCTCAAGTTCGGATGTTTCTTCGATCAGACTGCGGCAGTGATCCAGCCACGGCGCGATCTGTACGTCACTGACTGATGCCGTGGCGCT